ACCGTTTTTGCACATCCAGCGATTTTCATACTGGTATTTTTTAATTGTGAATATATAATAAAAAACTACTATGCAACCTGATCCTGAAGAATTATTAACAATTGAACTTGAAAATGAATATATCTTTATTAAGATGGGAGATTTAACTCAGGCTCTTTATCTTAAAGGATATATGTTAATTGATAGTACATTGTTTTGTAAAAATTAAAATATTATTATGTCAATAAAAACACAAATCGTTGAACACCTTATTAAGAAAGGAAGTTATGACCCTGATGTTGATGATTATATGATAATTGAACTAATTGAAAATATTCAATTATCAAAACAATGTTTAGATCAAATTAAAGATGAAGGTGTTGTTAGTTATTATTATACAACTAAAGGGGATAGATTATCTAAGATGAATCCTATAGTTGGTATCTATCAAATGTTTCAAAGAAACATAAATCAACTATCATCAAAACTTGGTATTAACAGATCAGATAGATTAAAATTAAAATTAGTTGAAGAACAATCAACTGATGAATTTGACAATGATTTTAAGTAAAAAAGAATATATACAAGATTGTTGGGATAAAGCAAGGGATTATTGTGAAGGTGTACAAGAAGGTAGAATCATATGTAATGAAAATATTCGATTAGCAGTTAAAAGACACGAAGAAGATGTATTACGTTATGATTTAGATTGGAGGCCTGATGAGGTAGAAAGAGTTTTTAATTTTGCTTATTATATCTATTTAGATAAAGGAGAAAGATTAAATCTACAACCATTTCAATGCTTTATTATACTTGCTTTATTTGGTTTATATTTTAAAGACACAAATATAAGAAAGTATTTATATGCTTTTTTGTTTATAGGAAGGAAAAATGGTAAAACTACATTTGTATGTTTTTTACAATTATATTTTTTATTAGCAGATGGTGTTACATTTCCCCAATCTGTATTGGTTGCGGGGTCACAGAATCAATCAAATGATACAGCCTTTAAGGAATTAAGGCAAATAGTAATGAGTTCACCAGCATTAAACCAGAGGCTTGAAGTAAGACAATCAAATAAAATAGTATTTAAAGATAAAAGAAAATATGGATATACAAAAACTGTTCCAGCAATAACAGATAGATTAGAAGGATTAAATCCAACATCTTGTATTTTAGATGAAATACATACATATAAAGATGCACAGAAGTTTAATGTTATTAAGAATGCTTTAGGTACAAAATTAAATCCTATGTTATTTCTAATATCAACAGCAGGTTTTGGAATGGATAGTTTTTGTGCACAATTAGTAGAAACAGGAAGAAATGTATTGAGAGGTATTTCAACAGATGATAGATTTTTCTATTTGTTATATGAACTTGAAGAAGGTGATGATATAGAAAACGAAACTAATTGGTATAAAGCAAATCCCGGATTAGATACAATATTAGATTTAAGATTATTTAAAGATCAATTTAATACAAATAAGTCTATTCCTTCATTGTTTAATGATTTTGTAACAAAAAGATTTAATATATTCTTACAGGAAAATAGTCAATGGATTCCAACTGATATTCTTTTACCTTGCTTTACAACATTTAATGAAGAAGACATCAAAAACCTTCCTTGTTATATTGGATTAGATTTAAGTGCAACAAGAGATTTAACAAGTATTGTATTATTATTTGAAGGAGATGGAAAGTTTTATGTTAAACCATACTTCTATTTTGTTAAAGGAGATAATAATTCATTAAGAAAAGGAAATATAGATATTCTTCAATGGATAAGAGAAGGATATATTATAGAATGTAATACACCAACTATAGATTATGAATTAGTTAAACAAACTCTTTTAGAAATAAATAATATATATAATGTAAAGGGATTGTATTATGATCCCTGGCATTTTGATAGATTATTAAATGATATGAAACAAGCAGGAATATGGTGTGTAGCAGTACCTCCATTTGCTAAACATTTTGATCCAGCAATGAGATTTGTAGAAACTTGTTTTTATGAAAAGATAATCAATATACAATATAATAAATGTATGATGTGGAATTTTAGAAATATTGTATTGTATAAAGATTTAAATGGAAATATGAGACCTAATAAAAATAAGAGTGCAGATGCTATTGATGGTGTAATTTCTTTATTAAATAGCATATCTGGATATATAAAATCAAATACAAATTACATAGAAAGATTCATAAAGAATTCTTAAATCAAATGAATATATATAAAAATAAGATATAAATATGAGCATTTTTTCAAATTTATTCACAAAGACTATTGTCGGTGATACAAATACTGAATTAAAAAAACAAGATGATTATTTAAACTTTCCTAACACACCTTTTAATTTAGATTATGCTGAAAATATTTCAACTGTTTATACAAGTTGTAAAATATTAGCAGAAGATATAGGTAGTTTACCGTTAAACATTTATAGAAATGAAGAAGATAATAGTAAAACTTTAGAAAAAAAGGATTATAGATATTCTTTACTTCATTACAATCCTAACAATTATACAACCTCAAACACATTTTTTACTACATTAGAATATATACGAAATATAAAAGGTAATGCTTTTGCTAGAATTTATAAAGATGGTAATGGTTTTATTACATCATTTTCTGTAGTTGCTCCTTGGAAGATATTCGCATATAAAATAGTAGATAATGAGTTGTATTATTCTTATAGAGATAATATCAATGATAAAAATGGTACTTTAATTAACTCTAATGAATTTTTACATTTTAGAACTTTATCTGATGATGGAATATGGGGTACTAATCCTATAGAAAAATTAAGATTAAATCTATCAACTACGTATAAAGCATTTCATACTATAGATAAATTCTATGATAATAATGCTACATCACCTAAAGCATTAAAAACATCTATTCCTGAGGGTATAAATCCAAAAGAATGGCAAGAAAAAATTGCTGATTTTACAGCAAAATATGGTGGGTTTAAAAATGCTGGTAAAGTTATTTCATTACCTCCATTTACTGAATTACAAGATATTACATTAAACTTTGCTGATGCAGAATTTATTGCTACAATTCGTTTTAATGCAGATCAAATAGCAAGTTTATATAAGATTCCTCCTCATTTAGTAGGAAATTTTGAAAGTTCTAAGTTCAATAATCTTGAACAATTACAATTAAACTATAAAATAAATACTTTAAGACCTATTCTTCGAATGTATAGACAAGAATTGGAACATAAATTATTAACTACTGAAGAAAGAATAGCAGGAAAAAGTATAGAATTTAATGCAATGGCTGTAACCGAAACTGATAGTAAAACAAGAATTGAAAATTACAAACAATTATTTAGTATTGGTGCTTTAACTCCTAATGATGTATTAAAATATGAGGGAGGAAAAGCATATGAAGGCGGAAACGAGCATTATCTTATGACAAACCTGATGTCAGTTGAAAAATACAATAATAAAAAAGATGTGAATATATAATTAAAATAAACTATAATAATGAAAATTGAAAATAGAGTTTATGATAATCCTGAATTAAAAATCAGAGCCTTTAAAGAAGGTGATCAAATGATTTTAGAAGGATATGCAGCAGTATTTGATGTTGAAAGTAAATTGATTTATGAAAATGGAAAAGCATTTTTTGAAATATTAGAAAGAGGAGCATTTTCAGAAACAATTAACAATGATGTTTATTTAACATTTAATCATTCAAAAGATAAAATACTTGCGAGAACTATTAACAAAACATTAGAATTGAAGGAGGATGAAACTGGATTGTTCTTTAGAGCAAACTTGAATAATACAACTTCTTCAAAAGATTTATATGAAATGGTAGAAAGAGGTGATGTTATTGAAAATTCATTCGCTTTTACTGTTGATGACAAAGGACAGAAATGGGAACGAAATGCTGACGGCGATCCCGTTAGACATATATCGAGAATTTCAAATTTGTTTGATGTATCTGTAGTAACTAAAGCCGCTTATCCTCAAACAGTTGTTTGGGCAAGAGGTTATGAAGAATTTGAAAATTTATCTAAGGAATTAGATAAAATAATAACAGACTTCAAAGATACAAATATAGAGTCAGAAAAAGAATTGGCTCAAATTTTAAATAAAATAATAAAATAATAATGAAAAGAATCGATGATTTAAAACAAAAAAGATATGAAAAACTTGATGAGATGAAAACTATCGTTGAACAAGTAATTTCAGAAAATCGTTCTAAAGATGAAGATGAGTCTAAAAGATATAGTAAACTTGAAAAAGAAGTTGAAACTATTGATGCTCAAATTAAAGAGTTTGAATCTTTAGAAGAAATAAATAAAAGAACTGGTGCTCCAGTTGTTAAAAAAGAAGAATCTAAAACAGATCCTTTTGCTGTAAGATTTAGAGATTTAGTACAAGAGTCACATAGACTTGGAAAAACTTCTTCTATATTTCTTGAAGAAAGAGCAAATCCTATCATAACAAGTACTGATACTGGAATAATTGAAAAAATAGTTAATCCTGCTGGTATAGATGTTATGTTATCTCCTGGAGAAGCATTCCTACGTAACTTAGGTGTTACTTTTTTTACAGGTTTGACAGGTAATTTTACTTTACCTTCAATGGGTGAATCAGAAGCTCATTTTGTAAATGAAGCTGCTGACGGTTCAACTGCAAATATGGCTAGTGCATCTGTTACTTTAGCTGCACGTAGATTAACTCACAGTCAAGCAATTTCTAGCGAAACATTAGCTCAAACAAATCCTGGTGTATATCAAACAATTGTTGATAATCTTGTATCAGGACTTTGGAATAAAGTTGTAAAAGATGTGTTTACTCAAGTAAAAGCAGACGCTGCTTCACAAACATTTACAAAACCTGTAGCTAGAGTCGCTCATCAATTTAATCTTGCTGATGCTCTTAATATGGAAGCTTCAATAGGTGGATTACTTATGAACAAACCTGCATATGTATGTAACCCTACAACTAAAGCATACCTTAAAGGTACTATCGCTTTAGGTACTACTGCTGGTGCTCCTATTTGGAACGCTAATGAATTGAATGGTATTCCTGCATATTCTGTTCCTCAAATCTCAACTGATGAAATGTATCTTGCATCTTGGGATAAAGTAGCAGTTGGAACTTGGGATAATATTTCTCTTATAGTTGATCCTTTCAGCCTTGCTGCTTCAGGACAATTAAAAGTTACTGCAACTATGTTAGTAGACTCAGGTGTTATTAACAAAAGAGGTATAACATTCTGTACTGATTGCTCAACTTATTAAGAGTTGATTAAATCTTAAATACAAAAGGGAGGGGATTAACTCCTCCCTTTTTTAAAATTATTTCATTGTTATGATAAACAAAAAAACTAAGTCTTTATATCCTGTAACTTTAACTGATGTTAAACGTCATTTAAGAATTGATTTAAATTATTTTGATGATGATGAATATATTGAAAATTCAATTATTCCTTCAGCAACAAAATTTTGTGAAAACTATATTGGTGAAGATATTGCTTTAACATCTAATGTTATGACTATATATGATTTTATAGGAAGTGCAGTAAAAGTTGATGAAGGTAATTTAGTTTCAATTGATAATATTATTTCAGATTCAAGCACTTTAATAACAGATTATACTTTAGTTAATGAAGGAAAAGGATATTTTACAATAGAATTTAGTCCATCATTAGATGAAGACCCATTGAAAATTGAATTTACAACTGGATATGAAAGTGGAGAATGTCCCGATGAAATAAAACAAGCAATTTATATTGAATGTGGAAATTTATTTGATGTTACACGTTCTAATTATGTTTATAATGGAATACAGAATATCAAAGCTGTTGAAAGAATTTTAAATTATTTTAAAATAACAAGATGGTAAATGATAAGCGCTACATTAAATAAAAAGATTTATATTGAAAAGGGTACATCTACAACTTCAAGTGTGGGTTCTCCTCTATTAAGTTATAGTGAGTATATTACTACTATGGCAAATGTTTATATACGTTCAGGTGATGTTAGAATGAATGAAAATGAAGAATTATTTTTCACTACAGAATTTACTATTCGTTTTAATAATAAAACAAAATATATTAACAATAAATATAGAATAAAATATAATGATCAATACTATAAAATAGTTGAAATATATGAACCTGAAGATAGGCAGACAATTAAACTAATATGTGTACACTTCTATGATGAATAAAGGATGGAAAATAGATGGATTAAAAGAATTAAGTGATGCTTTAAAAGGATTACCTGTTGAATTACAAGCAAAGATTTTACAGGCATTTATCAGAAAAGCAGGTACTAAATTTGTAGTTAATCAATTGAAAACTACATTAAATTATTCTTCAAAATTAGAAAGTACAATTAAAGTTGTTAGTGATCCAAAAAATAAATTAGCAGTAAGTGCTGGTGTAACTTCAGATGGATATAAATTAAGATTTGTTGATAAAGGAACTGTAGAAAGACAAACAAAGAAAGGATCAAAAAGAGGAAGAATTACAGGTAAAAAACAAATTGAACCTACAGTTTTAAATTCAGTAGAACCAATTATTAAATATACACAAGAGGAATTGGGAAATGAAATTGAAAAGAATTTACAAAGAAGACTTAAAAAAATAAGAAAAATATAATGGCTTTTTTAACTGATCTTATAACTTGTATGTCTGGCGACACATCAACTAATAATTTTGCTGATGGTGGAATTGTATTTGAACATCTACCTGTAGATTTCGATACAAATAAAACTTGGATAGTTTTTGGATATTCAAATACTGGTAATGCTGGTGTATTAGGAAATAATAATGTAATTTCTAACTATAATTTAAGTATACAAGTAGTCTCTCCTTTAGCTGCAACTGTTTTAGATACAGCAAATAGGTTAACTGATTATTTAAATTCCTATAGTATTGATAATTTAATTAGTATAATATTATCAAATGATAGTTTAGATTTAAACATTGAAAAGAATGTTTATTATAAGACACTTAATTATGATGTTCTTTATGTAAATTAAATTGAATGAATATATAATATAAATAAAATAAATTTAAAAAAATGTCAAATCCTTTATTTAGTAAAAAAATGTCTGTTAAGATTGATAGCTCTACTATTGGTTATGCAACTGATTTTAGTTTATCTGTTAACAAAGATATGATCGATATAGCAGTTCTTAGTTCAACAGGCGCAAAACAAGTAGTTCCTGATATGTATGGTTATACTCTTTCAGGAAGTGGAATGGTTGTAAGAGAAATTGGTAAAACAGCAGGTGATTATAATATTCCTGAAGTAGCAGCAAACTTAATTTCAACAAATGATGCAAGTCTATTATGGACATTATTACCTAATGCTTCAACTAATAAATATTTTGAAGGAGTTGGATATTTTAGTTCATTTACTTATGCAGGTGGTGTGGGTAGTGCTATGACATTCGACTTTGAAATCGCTGGAGATGGAGTAATATACATCAAAACTACTGGTTAATAATGTAAATTAAAAAGGGTTTTAAAGACCCTTTTTTTTCTATGAATATATACATTATAGAAAATAAAATAATTTACATTATGGTAGAATACATTACATTCCGAGGCAAGAAATATCCTTTTCTAATTGCTTTTAGTACTCTTATAAAGTTCCAAGAGCAAACAGGTGAGGATTTCACAAAATTACTAAGTGAAAATACTAATATATTAGCACTTGGTGAATCATTATTATACATTTTAAAATTAGGATTAAAAACAGGTTATGAGATTAGCCCACCATCTTTTCTAAAGAAGGTATATAATCTTGTCACTACAGGCACCTTTATAGGGATAAAAGAAAAGGATTATATATACATCCTTGATAATAACTTTAATGTTATTATAGGAATTATACCTAAGTTCTTTTATAGTATGGTAGGTGGAGAAGTTGCTTCAGAAGAAGATAAAAAAAAATAGTTGAAGCCAATGATTATTTGAAAATAAAATGTATATCAAAATTAAGATTTGGTATAAATGAAAAGGAATTTAATTTCTTAACATTTAAAGAGTTCATTATATTATCAAAGATCTGGGATGAAGACAAATCAAGAGATATAAAAGATATTTATGAATTGATAAGATTACAAACATATATTTTATTATCTCCACATACAAAAAGAGGATTTAATTGGAATAATTTCATTAAAGATATGATGCCATTCCATTGGGATGATAAGGATAAAAAGACTTCTGATTTAGAAAATTTAACTGAAGAAGAATGGGGAGAATTTGAAGCATCATTTAAAAAAGAAGGTAAAGTAGATAAAATAATACCTTTAGAAACTATAGATAAAATAAAAATGTAAAATGGCAAAAATTCTTGCAGATTTAGCTCTTAAGCTTGAAGTAGATGCAGCGGAACTTAAACAAGGTTTAGCAGATGCTAATAGAAAACTTGATACTTTTAAAAGATCAAATGAAAGTATTGGAAGACAAGTACAAGGTGCTTGGTTAAAACTTGGTGCTGCAGTTGCTGCTGCTGGAGGAGCAATTAAAATAGCTGAAAAGATAATACAAAGTACTCAAGGGACAGCAGATGCCTTTGCAAGAGTAATGGCTACAACTACCAGTTATGTAAATAGTTTTTTTATCGCATTATCTACAGGAGATTTTAAAGATTTTATTTCTAACGCTAATAAAGCAGCACAAAGTGCAAGGGATTTAGCTGATGCTTTAGATTTTTCTGGTGATATAGGAAGAAGTTTGTCTGTTCAAAAAGCTAAGCTTGATAATAAACAGATGGCGCTTTATACTAAAATGATGGATAGGACTGATACTTATACAGTCAAACAAAAACAAGAATTTTATAAAGAATATTCAAAAAATGCTGAGGATTTTAATCTACAGGTTAGTAAAGATGCTAAATCATTAAAAGATGCATATTTAAAGAATTTTGCTGATATAAGTGGTCTAACAGAATATCAAGTTGAAGATATTTTAACTTCATATGGAGATTATACAGAAAGATTTAATAAGGCAAAAAAGAATTATGATGCTGCAGTAAAAAAGTCTAATATTTTTAAACTTGAGCCATTTAAAAAGGAAAAATATTTAGAGGGTTTAAGCGTTATTGATAGGTTTAATACTCAGTTAGTAATGTCTTATGAAAAACTTGCAGATACTCCTTTAGATCAATTAGCAAAGATTTTAGTTAATTTTGAAGTAGCAGAAGGACAACCTGGTAAAACAGAAAAAGAATTAGTAACCCTTAAAAACTTAATATTTAAACAAGCGGCAAAGGAAGCTAAAGAGGGTAAAATAGAAATTCCTTTACCTGAAGTATCTTTAAAAGATTTAGACACAAGCTCAATTAATTCAAAATCTGTAGGAGGTTTAGGTTCTCTTATGGGCACACAAGATTTAATACCTCCAAATGCTCTTCAAGGATTAGAATCTTTACTTAAAGAAAGTGCAGATATAAGATCAGGATATAGAAATAAAGAACTTAGAGCAGAAGAACAAAAACAAGAAGCAATTAATGATATAAAACAAGCAGGTGCTAATTTTGCTTATTCTTTAACAGATCTTATGTATCAAAATAATATGTCTGCTATGAATAAAGAATTAGCACAAGAAGGTTTAACTGAAGAACAAAGCATAGCTATAAAAAAGAAATATGCACAAAAACAAAAGAGAATGGATACTGCTCAGGCAATAATCAATGGTGCTTTAGCAGTAAGTGATGTTTGGAAAAAATGGGCTGCTAATCCAGTAGTTGCTGTGGCTCTTTCTGCATTAGCTGCAGGTGCTGTTGGATTGCAGGTTGCAGCAATCCAAGCACAATCATTTGCTAAAGGAGGTATTGTAGGTGGAGGATCTTATACAGGTGATAGAGTTCCTATAATGGCAAATTCAGGAGAAATGATATTAAATGGTTCTCAACAAAGAAAGTTATTTAATAGTATAAATAATGGTGGATCAGGAGGACAAGTAACATTTAGAATTGAAGGTAGCACATTAGTGGGTGTACTTAATAAAATGAATAAAATAAACAGTTACAGATAATGGCTTATGGATTAAATTATACAACTCAATTTTATGATCATTTTGATACCAATATTGTATTTAATATTTACAAAAAGGATTTTACAAGTGAACTTGGTGATGAATTATTAACAGGTTGGACTAATCATAGTCATCCTGAAGATTATACTATTTTTACAACATCAGGAAGTTATATTGTAAGTGCTAATAAAACATCATCTGGTGGTATAGCAATAGCAGATAGCAATAATTTTAATTTAATAAATGGCCAAAGACTTGAAATAACATTAAATGCTTCTACATATGATGCTAAACCTTTACCATTATTATATTTAGATAATGGAGGTACTTTAGCATCTTGGCAAGTATTAGCAGGTAATAATACATATACTTATGATAGTTTAGCTTCTGAAGAGGTTAATTTATATATTTGGAGTGCTTTAGCAGATAATGTTGATTTTTCTATAGTTTCAAGTGCAAAACAAGGTGAACCTTCAGCTACTTTAACTCCTCAATCTGCTAATTTAAATTATAGTTTTAATGGTAATATAATTTCATTATCTGCTGACTTAAATTTTGTTAATAATTTCAGCAATTTCAAACAATTTGATGATTTATTTAGAAACGAAGACAGGGAATATAAACTCATAATAACAAGAGATAGTAAAACATTATTTAATGGATATTTAATATGTGATTTAATTGAACAACCATTCTATAATAATGGTATAATTAATTTAAAATTCACAGATTATTTAAAATTATTAACAAACATTTATCCTTCAATTATTACTGCTGATAGATATGCTAGAAAAACTTTATTAGAAATAATAAACAATATTTTATCATATACAACAGGTGGAGAATATTTACCCATTTATATAAATAATGCTCTTTATCATACTGGTCAATATACAGATACTGGTAAAACATTATTTGAACAAACATATATAAACGTTGACTTATTTTGGAATAATGACAATGAAACAGAAAATGCATATGACATATTAAATTCTATTTTAAAATCTTTTAATTGTATATTATATCAATATAATGGATATTGGATTATCGAAAGATATAATGATATAATGAGAGATAGAGATTGGACTTATTTTCCTGTAGAATATTGGACTGATGTAAGTTGTTTTACTAATTATACAGGAACTAATGCTACAGATAGAACAAATATATTCTTTTATAATGGTGCTGCATATCCTGATATAAGTGTAGGTTCAAGATATGTTCAAAATGAAGCAAAAACTAATTTAAAATCATATGTTTCATTACAACCAGATGCTTCTTCAATAGATACATCTATTGGAAAAACCTATGGTATAACAATGAATAATAATGTTAACCTTGGATATTTAAAATCAGTAGATATTCCATTACCAACAGAAGATTTATATGATGGTGAAGAAGAGACTACATTTGTTTATACAAAACAAGGTTGGTGGAGACTAAATGTATCTACTTATGTGTATGATAAGGCTGATAATTTATTAACTACAGGAAATTACAATTCAGGAATGCAAACAGGAGGTGTAGTAAATTTTAATTCTTTAAATACAAATATTTATGTACCTACTGATAAAATATATTTTAAAAATTCTTATGTTGTAGAGAATTTTGTATATCAAAGAGAAACAAGAACGCCATATATATATAATGATCCTCCAGGTACTTGGTCACAAAATGGTGCAGTAGTTGATCTAAGTACAGGTATAGATGCTTCAATTTACTGTAATGTAAATTCATTAAATCTATTAAGTTTAATATTAGGGCAACCTTCTACAAATAGAATAGAAATTTATATTAAAGATGATAAAGATTTTGAATATACAAATAAAACTCAAAGTATTGGTTATAATTCAGGCGCAAAAAATATAATTATTAATTTACAAGATGAATCTCAACCATCTCTAATAATAAATAATTGTGCAAAAACATTAACAGATTTGCCTGTTATCGATGTTTCATACAACCCTTATGATTCAAGTATAGCATTAAAAACTTGGACTGGAAATAATAGAATAACTGTATTAACATCAGGATATAATAAGAGTTCTCAAATTAAAAATTGGATTTATTGGGCTCAAAATCCTCCTGCTGCTATTCAAGACGTTAGATTATTTTACAAATTCATAGATACATTTGATAATACAACTGAAGCACTTAATATAAAATATAAAGCTACTGTATGGAATTATTTAAATTATCACTATACTAATTGTAGGGTTCAATTTTCTATAAGAGCAGGTAAGGATGCTATTATTCCTAATGGATGGATTTTTCAAGATACTAATGGTGATACATCTATTAGAGCAGCAAATGATGGTAATGAATATTTATTTTATGAGGACTATGATCCTGACCTTGTTGGATTAACATTTGAAATAAACAAAAATATAAATTTAAGATCAATATATCATACAAGTGTACCTAAAACACAAACGTTTATTATAGGTATTCAGCCTATTAAAGTTAATATAGGTGGTGCAGGATTAACATATCAAAATTTTCCAATAGTCGGTGATTTTGAGGTTACAATTGGTAATACCAGACAAATACCAAATAAATATGATTGTACATTAGATAATAATTTTTTAAGAAAAGAAGATTACACATATAGTATATATGATGTTTCTTCTTTAAACTATAAGAATAGTTTATACTTGGATGTAAGTTCTCCAGATTCTATGACTTATTCTTGGATGGATCCAGATGATCAAACTGTAACATCTGCATTAGCATATATGTTATTAAAAGGAAAATATAATAATTCAAATAAAACAAGATTAACTTTATATGGAGATTTACTAATAAATGAAGTTCCTAAACCTTTATCTGTTTTATATGATTATTATATACAAAGAGATGATGTTTCAATTCCATTTACTATTCAAGAGTATTCATATGATTTACGAAGTAATATATGTTCTATGAAAGCTTTTGAATATCCAATTGATGTTTCAGTTGATCCATCTTTAGGTTATGTTACATCATATACAAATGAAACAGAAAATGGTGTTCTTATACCTTTGAGAACAATAAGAAATTTAAAGACAAGGGGGAATAATATGGGAATAGAAGGCGTAGTAAATTATACAAAATATTAAGATATATAATTATATGATAAAAGGATATGTAACATATGATAAAATAATAGGAACTACTACTCCATTGAATATATTAGGTGGTGTCTCAGTTTCTCCACAAATAAGTGTAGGATTAACATTTGATGTTTTTGCAGCTGGATCAACTCCTGACCCCGGTTATGTTCTCCTTACAGATGCAAATACAGTGGCTTGGTATGATTATTCTGATTTGACTACTATAACAAAAGATGGAGCAAATCTTGTAGGTTCTTGGAATGATAAAAATGCAACGGGACATAATTTAGTACAAACTAATGATCTTTATAAACCTTTATACACTGTAGATGGAGTATATTTTTCTGTTGATGAGTATATGCAAAGTATATTTACATATGGAGAACCTTACACAATATATATTGTGTTTAAACCTACTCTTTGGGGGGTAAATAGGACTTTATTGGATGGCTATAATAATCTAAGTTTAATTTTTAGAAACAGAACCATAACGCCTGATTATCAGATTTATACAGGAGCAACTTATGCAGATTCTGTATCTTTTCCATTAAATGAACAAAATACAGCAACTATTAAAGTAACTGATGGAACACAAAAATTATATAAAAATAATATAATTGGTAGTGATAAAATAACATCAGGAGGTATGATTCAATTAGCAGGTTTAACAGTAGGAAGATCAGGCGACTTAAATGCAGCCAGGAATATTTGGGCTTATGTAAAAGAAATAGTTTGTAGAGATGTAGAAGATAATGTTACAGATTCAACAGCAATATATAATTATTTACAAACATTATAGGGATTATGATAGATAGAATTTTTAAAAATTACATAACAACTATTATAGGATTAATAATCTTTGGAATAGGTAGCTATACATTTATAGATAAAACTATAGATACAATTTCTTATGTAAGTTTAATTACATTGGCTATGACATTTATAAGAGCAAAGGATTCTTTAATAGGTTTTTCTTCAAAAGAATGAATATATAAAATAAATAAAATAAAATGGCAAATTCTATTGAAATATATCAAAATAATACTAAACGAGTAACTTGTATTGTAAGTGGTTTAGATGTTACAGGTTATAATTCATATATTACTGTAAGAAAAAATATTTCTGATGCATCTGTAATGACTAATACAGGAACTGTTTCTGATGCATCAACATTAATCTTTAATATTTCTTCTACTGATACATCTTTAAATGTTGGTAGTTATGTTTATGATATTACAGTTCAATTGGATTCATCAATATACACATTAGTAAAAGATACATTATCTATATTAAATGGTGTTAAATATTAAAATAATTTATGAAAATGATTTCTAAAATATTGACTTCCTTATCTTCTACTGATGTTTTGCCTGTAATCGGTGGAGCAGGTGGAGCATTTACTTCACAAATATATACATTATCTATGTTTCCTAATTGGGAAGTAATTGTTTATATGATATGTATAACAAGTATAGGTGCTATAACAGGTTATATAATAAAAATATTATTAGATAAATTATTTAAAAGAAAGGAATGAAAACATATTTTCATTATGTGAAATTGATTTAAATAGCTGATATATAGTAAAATACTACACTTTCGTTGTTCTCGAATCATAGTTAATTGATAATATTACACTAATAATCATATTCAATTAACCTATTATTCACTTAAATTATTAGCAATGAAAACGTTAAAGAGTATTCAAGAATGGATGGACACTAATCCATCAAAAGAAGAAGTAGCAAAAGTTCTTAATTTAGTTAACAGAGGTATCATTACTCAAATGAGAAGAGAAGTTTATAATTCTGAAAGGGATTACAACAAACTCTTCAATATTCAAAAAAGACTTGATGAAATTAAGATTCCTGTTCCTAAGGATATTACAAATAATCTTAAGGAATTAAGGAGCAAAATTGATGAAATGAAAAAACAACTTCCTACTACTGTAAAAAGGGAGAAAAAAGATTCTGAGAAATAATATTTAATTTTTTAGAATGAAAATAGGGGCAATTTAAGCCCCTATTTTTTTGTTTATAGGAAACCTTATCTTTTTATTTTAAATTAAAATTTGGGCTTCTGAGAGGTCAAATTTGGGATTTTGAAACTACTCTGTAACCCCCATATTTTCAGGATTTTTTCAAAAAAATAATTCCATATATTATATTAATAGAAAAAATTTGTAAAGAATTGAAAATCAAGTATATTTGTACTTATGAGTAAAATTAAGTACAAAAACTATAATATCTTGGATTTCAAGGAAATACAAAATCCGTTTTTTAAATTATGTGTTGGTGTTATAGGATATTTATTTGTAGTTAGTAGAGGAGGGTATGATGTAAGTTATATTCCAGCTTCATTCATTAAACGATTAGAAAGCAAATATAAAAATAAAATTATTGAATTCTTAATTGACAATAAATATATAGATCTTTTACCTTCAACACATAAGAATACTCAATATTATATTGCTACTGGACTTACAAAACCAGAAAAACAAGATGCCCATTTATATAAAGTTAATAGAAAGTTATTGGATTTATATGAGGTAATTTTATATGATGATTTATTAACAAAGTGGATTGATGAGCATCTACATCTATTAAATGGACAATATATGAATCATTACAATTCTATATATAAATATATTAAAATAGATTTACCTCAAGATGTAAGAGAAAGATATAGTTATAATCCAATTATATTAAATGTAATTGATGAATACGGTGATCCTACATTAAAAGATTATTATATAAATAGATTTGGATTTGATAATAATAAATTTGCTGGAGAACATTTAAGTTTGTTTACAAAATATAGAGAACTTTTACATTATACAAGTATTGTAGATCCTTGGGAAGTAGGATTTTATGATAGTATTCCTTTAGTACTTGCGGATCAATTATTAAAAACTATAGGAAAGAATGATTTTTCAAGTTATTATAGAAAAGGTAAATACTCAAAAAGTTTATTTAAATCAGAAAAAGATTATGACATATTTGATGAAATATATGATAAAACCTTTTATTCAGCTATTTTTGGATATGATCATATAGAACAATTTCAAAAGAAATGGCCTAAAGCATATGATAAATTATATCAAATTAAAAGTGGAAGAAGTGACATAGATTATTTTTTAGGGTTTGCTTCAAACATTAAACCTAAAATTTTAAAATCTGATGTTAGGTTAAAAATAAGCGAAAATCATCCAGCATTTAAAAGAGGACAAGCCTACTATAAAATAGTTCCTCTTGTAATTAGATTAAGAATAGTTAACATTATGAGAGATGTTTGGAAAAGAATGAAGAAATGTGATATACCTTTTATTCCTTTATTTGATTCTGTTCTTGTTCCTAAGGTATATAATAAAGTAACATATTATATTTTTTATTTAGTATTAAAGGAACATATTGATGATTATTTAAGATTATCTGATTATAGTGTTCCTTTAAAAATGAAATATTTGTTTAATTAAATTTTTTTAATATAACTTTACTTATATTTAACTAAAACTTAAAACTATGGCAGAAAGAACATTATCAGAAGCTAAAAAATTTTTAAATGACATTTTAAGTCAATGGGAATCTAATAAACAATCTCAAAAAATTGTTAAACTTGCTAAATGGGCTGAGAAGTGGACTGTTTCTAAAGATAAAGAAGATAAAGATAAAATGAAAATATTATATACATCAGTTAACCAAACTAAAGCTCAAATAAAAAGAGATGAATCTTTAGGAATGGATATTACCGATATTCAACAAAAATTGGAAGTGTATGAAAGTAACTTAGCAGATCTTGAAAAAACATATGGTAAATATATACCACCAAAGCCTAAGAAAAAGGTTAAAAATGTTATTGAGTAGGTATATTTTAAACATATTTGTACCTAAAGAGGATTATTTGAAAATGATAATCCTCTTTTAATTTATTAGAAATGAATACGTTAATAGTATATTTAAAAAACAATTGAATAAAATCAATTGATATTTGATTATACTGTAAATTTTTATTTTTATATTTACATAACTTCAAAATATAAAAATATGAAAAAGTGTGTCATTTACAGTAGAGTTTCAACAGTTCAACAAAATTTTGAAACCCAAAAAGAAGATTTACTTAGATATGCTAAAGCAAATGATTTTGATGTTAAGGCAATCTATGGTGAGAGCATTTCTGGTTACGATCCCAATGCCGATAGAGTAGAGTATGATAAAATGAAAGAATATGTTATTAAAAATGACATAAATCAAATTCTAATCTGGGAATTATCAAGACTTGGGAGATCCACTTCACAAACTCTTAATGAAATAAATTTCTTTTCTAAAAAGAATATTAACATTTATTTTAAGAAAGAGAATCTAAACACCTTATCTGATGATGCTTCAAATAAACTTCTTATAAGTTTGTTATCATCAATTGCTGAACTGGAAAGAGATACAACATTAGGAAGAATGGCAAGAGGAAGGTATTCATCAGTAATGAAAGGTAAAAGAGCAGGATATTGTTTTTTACCTTATGGTTTTAGTGCTGATAAGGATGGATATTTACAAATTAATGAAAAGGAATCTAAGATAATTAATGAAATTTTTGATAATTATGTTAATGGTGTTCCAATAAGAAGAATTGCTATAAATCTTAATAGTAAAGGTATTCCTACAAGACATACAACGTTTGGAAAAAGGAGAGAGATGGCTAATGGAGATTCCTTTAAAATACTCTGGAAAAATAATTCGATTAATATAATTTTAAGAAATACTATCTACAAAGGTGAAAGGAATTACAAAGGTGAAATTGTAAAAGTTCCTCAAATTATTGACAATGAAAGATGGAATAAAGCACAAGATATTTTAAAAAATCGAATAGGCTATAGAGCAAGAACAAAATATCATTATCTTTTTAAAACAAAAATACTATGTGGGAATTGTGGTTATTTATATCAAACAAGAACTGAAACTCGTTATCCTGGGCAACCATCATTTTATTTTTGTAATAGTAAATCAATGAATGTTAAATGTGATGGAGGACAATTTGATAGTAAATTTCTTGATGATATTTTATATAAAAGTCTATTTAACCAAAGTCTAAGTGTAGAAACTCAAAGTTATTTTAAGGATGAACAAAAAAAATTAATCAATATTGAAGAGAAAAATAAACAACTTGAATATTTTTTAGGTGAAGTAGGTATTATTAATGCTAAGAAAAAGAGAGTTAATAATATGTATAAAAATGGATATATTTCAGAGGTTGAATTTAATAAAGAACAAACTACTTTAAGAAATGAGTTAATAAGTAATGAAAATAGTATAAAACAAATACAAGATTTTATTAAGAAATATAAAGATGTAAATGTTATAGATATATTAAAAGCAGGTAAAGAAGAAACAAATTATGATACACAATATGAATATACTCAAAAGTATGTTGACAAAATACTCATTTATAATGTAGATAATTATGACATTGAGGACTTAAAGAAATATACTAAAAAATGGGAAGGTTATGTTAGAAATACAAATGCTTTTAATAAAGATAAGGTTGTATATATTGAGTTATTTGCTTTTAACAATCCTTTACCTATTAAAGTACTTTTAACTTCTTGGACAAAACGATATTATACTGAATTTTATTTTGGTTGGTTTGATGTAATGAAATATAGTAAAGAAAAGAGTACATTATCATTTGATAATAATGTCATTCAGAAGATCACCAGATGACACAGGTTCATTTTTTATACCATCAGTAATATATTCTTATATCTCATATTAAAAGACTCATAAATAGGGTCTTTTTTCATTTCTACAAAATCGGCTCTTTTCATCTTTTTTGTCTTTAATATATATTAAAAAAAAGTTAAAGATATGAAAAAATTTAAAAGACGAATGCCAGTGAATGTACCTCTTAATCTTGATGGTAGTATTCTTGATGTGTTTCAAGATTTTATTAACAAAATGAGACAAGTCACAGATGATAATGTTGAACTTGATTGTGATCTTGATGGAAATATAACAATTTATTTTGAATCATCACCTCACAAACCTATAATTAACAAAAGACCTCAAGTTGATTTAGATGTATTATATAGAGGAGAATATATAAATCCTTTATATTCAAATAAAATAAACAAATCAAATGATTTGACGATGAAAAATAATGTATCGTCAGATGAACGCAAACTTAAATCAGTATGAAAAAACTGAAAAATTCCTTGGCACAAAATTATTTGATTTAATACCCACAATTAAAACTGTGGTTTGGACAGAAGGAAAAGTTTGTTATGATACCTTAATTACATTACAAAATGATAAAACTATTCTTGGAGAAATAAAAGTAAGGAATATAAAGATAGATGATTATAATGATTATATACTCGAAGTCTCAAAGCTTGTATCACTAATCAATAAATCAAAAAAGATTAAAAGTGATAAAATATATTACATTAACTTTTTTCCTAACAAAGTTGAGGGTATAAAAGACTTTATCGTATTTGATTTATCACCCAGAATTAAAGATTGGAAAATTAACAAACCAAAAGTTATACAAAAATATATGAATAAAGTTACCTATTTATCAACAGATGATAAAATTCTTAAAGAAGTTATTATGTTACAATATGATCCTTCTTTAGATTTAAGAGGTTTAATATCAATAAACTAAAAAAATATAAAACTATGAAAACAACAAAATTATCAAAAATGTTATTATTAGCAGCCTGTCATTATGGATATATTGAACAGGTTAAAACCCTACTTGAGACAGGAGCAGATGTGCACGCAGATAATGATGCTCCTTTACGAGAGGCAAGTAATACTGGATATACTGAAATAATTAAAATTTTACTTGAAGCTGGAGCAGATGTGCACGCAGAAGGTGATGCTGCTTTATTAGTAGCAAGTATAGGAGGACATACTAAAGTAGTTAAACTTTTATTAGATGCTGGAGCAGATGTACAAGCAAAAGATAAATGGGCTTTACGATATGCAACTATATATGGACGTACTAAAGTAGTTAAAGTTCTTGAAGATTGGATAGCTAAAAAGTAAAACTAAAATAAATAAAAACTATGGAAATATTAGCAACATTAATAACAGCAATAATAGTAGTATGTCTTATATCTTATATACCATTAATGATTGGTAGTAAGAGAGATATGGATGAAAGAATTGAAGGAATTAAAAAAAGTACCGAAAGGATCAAGTATTTAAATGAAAAACTCCTATTAGATTGTAAGCAATTTAAAGAAGATTTAGAGAGGAAACAAAAAATTTAAAGATGTAAACTAAAATAAATAAAAACTATGGAAACATTAGCAATTATTATTATAGCAATAGTAGGTTTGTATTGTATAGGCGAAGCAATTTATTATAGAAAAAGATTATACGAATGTGAAACTGCCTATAAAGATTTATGTAAAAAATATAACGTATATAAAAATGCCAATTAAAAAGGATTATAAAAAAGGAATTAAATATATCAATCTTAAATCTCAATATGGAAGAAAAAGATTTTACAATACACCAGAATGGTATTCTATTAGAAGAATTGTTTTATTTCATCAACCTTATTGTGTTGAATGCCTAAAAGAAGATATTTATACAGTAGCAGTTGATGTTGATCATATAATTGATTTAGTAGATGCTCCTGAAAGGTGTATAGATTTCACAAATCTTCAACCTCTTTGTAAAAAACACCACGGAAAAAAGACATATGATCAACATCTTAGAGGTGAATATGTAAAACAACATACATTTCATCCTGTTAATAGAAAATGGAATTTTTAACTAAAAAAATATAACACTATGAAAAAATTATTATTGTTAATTGGAATTACACTACTATTGTTAGGTTGTGTTAAAGAAGATCCTGAACCTAAATTTTGTTGGGATTGTAGATATACATTAGATGAATTAGTTATCTATAAATTAGAAATATGTAATGCTACACCTTCAGAAATAAGAAAATATGAAAAAGAACATAAAGTTATATGTACTGAAAAAATAAATAATATTAAATAAAATGAATAATATAGGATATAATTATAATAAAAGAGATGAAGAAAGAAGAAAAGCAATCTTATCTACATTTAATAATACAAGTAAAACTCTTGAAGTAATTATAAAAGGTAATTTTTATGATGATAAAATTAAAATGAATATACCTACTAAAATTCATACAAGATATGATTAACTCTTACATTAACTGCACTTTTTTTCTTGAAAGACAGAGATATATATAAAAAGAAAATATATTCCGTGCGATATAAAGATAGTTTGTTAATTGTTTCAGAAAACCCCCTCCTTTAGAATCTTTTTGCACGGAAGAGACTAAAGGAGGGTTTATGATTAAAAGGAATAAGTCTAAAGCTTCAGTATGGAGATTGGTCGTGAAACAGCAATTGAAATACTGGAGTAGAAGACTTTAAAATAACTGTTTCACTAATGAAAAAAAATACCTATATGAAATATGGTTTATACTTTACACAAAGTTTTATCACTTTAATAGATGAATTATTAAAGGATTATTATTCTGATTCTTTAAAAAGAGAGGATTTCTTACATCTATTTTATCTATTAGAAAAACATTCCTCTGAAAATAATTTAATTGAACTTCCTCGTGATATAAGAAAATGGTTTGGTACTTATGGACCTAATGGAAAACAAAAATGGAAATTTGTTGAATTAGTTAAAATATGTGAGTCTAAAAGTATAATAACCTCTACATCTTATTCTAATTATCAAGGAAACAACTATTGTAAATCATATGGGTATACTCAAGAGTTTATCTCTAAACTTATAGATAAAGAAATAGAATTTCAATTCTGTGAAATATCAGAAAAGACTTATAATATTATTAATAAGAATTATACTCTCCCTTCTGATCCTATTCTATTACAACATTATAATACTATATCTGATTTAGATATTGATTTAGTTAAAGCAGAACAATTTGCAAGACAATACACAGGTGAAAGGTTTCTTAGAACTGTAAGAGAGATATCAACTATCTATAATAAAGATAGGATCATAGTTAAAAGTGATATAAGAACAGGAAGAATCTTTACATCATTTAATATAATGAAGAAAGAATTAAGAGAATTCTGTACATATAAAGGAGAGTCTCTATTACATATTGATCTTAAATCTTCTCAACCTTATCTATTATCTTCTATATTATTAAAAGAGAATCCTGATAATAGAGAAGTAAAACGTTTTTATGATTTAGTTACTCAACAAGATTTATATGATTGGTTAATAGAAAAGTGGGGAGGGTTTGAATATCATTCTAAAGAAGAGTCAAGGATCTTTGTTAAGAAGTTATTCTTCTCTTATTTATATAAAGATAATAGAGGAACTAATAGTGCTCAATTATTAATGCAGGATTATTTTCCTGATGTTTATGAATTAATAAAAGAAAAGAAAAGGAATGAAGAAATCTGGTTGACACTTCAAAAGTTAGAGTCAGATATATTTATAAATGTTTGTAATCAATATGTAGATGAAGGATGTTTGTCTGTTCACGATAGTTTGTATTTCGTCGAGGGAATTCGAAGGGATATCGAAAAGAGTTTAAGCGAAAGGTTTTCTTTATTTAATTTAATTAATTATACTATATCTAATTGATCTATTACCCCTATATGTGGTATTATTTGACATAAGTATTTATCTTTTAATCATTTAAAGATACATTATAAACAGTTACAAATATCCCTATAAAATAAAGAATGTTATGGAAAGAATATTTAATTATCAATACACAATTCATTATGATACAGTAGACTGGTTTCACTTTACTAAGTATAATGAATATGTAGATGAGACCTGTTATTATTATCGTGTAATGAGTAGATTACCTGATGTAATTAGAAAATTAAAAAAGGATGAGTACTCAAGGCAGGCACTCATTGTATGCAACAATAATGTTAACAATGCCTGTCTTATCTCAATACAATTCCAAATAGATAATAATAATCTTATTGTTACAGCAAACTTTAGAAGCCAAGATCAGAAATTAGGTAGACCTTATGATACAGATATGCTTAAGTACTTTAGCACAAAGGTAATGAGGAGATTAGAATTGAATATGTTTACAATATATGTTAATGTTGCTAACCTTCACGAAAGAACTGAAGAGAATCCTACAGGTTATTAAAGTTATGCGAATATATATATTGTTAAGAATTCCATATTAACAGAAGACTCTTGAGGAAGTATAGTACTCAGGAGTCTTCAACTATATACACGTTAATGAACATAAGGACTGCGGGGACTCTCTTAAAGAATTTATTATACCATAGCCTATCGTAATGATAATGTGCAACTGTCACTAAAT